TTTGCTTTGATCGCTTCTACCAGTGCCACAGAGTCTGCAATGGCATCAGCTATATCATCTGGATCAAGTTCTTGGACTATTGCCCAGCACTCGTACTTAAATTGTTCCTCATCGGTTGGCATTTGTAACTCCTGTTGACCACTGCCAAATAGCAGTGATAGGACTGTCGCACAGAAAAAAGATGCAGGGAATAGGTGTTTTCCCTAGTGCAAAAACTTGTAAAACCCATCATACTGATGTTTTTAAAGGACAGCAATGCGACTTAACCTCACTCACAAAACCCTGTTAAAACGGCTCACAGATGGCCCTAGGGCAATGTTTGAACTCACCCACAGCAACACCAATGACAACGCTGTGTCCTTCCACTATGCCAAGTACCTACCAGAACTGGAGCGTTTTGGTTATGTGATCTTCCATGATGACAAGTGGCATCTGACCCAATATGGGCGCATGGAGATGAATCGGGCTGTGTCAGGTGCAGCCATGCGGATTGAGAATGGGTCTGTCAAAGAAATCTATGATGGTAAGGAACTGCGGAGAAATGTGTTTCGCAGAGGTTGCTATGACTTTCTGAAGTATCCGAGTCGCTTTGGCGACAATCTTTTTTATCACAAAGGAGCGCAAGCATGAAAAAGGCAATTATTGGGGTTTGGTTGAGTTTGGCAGTGACTATGGTTTGGGCATCGTGTACGACTCACACCATCATGTCTGGTGGGCGAATCGTCACTTGTACAACCTGTTGTTATGGCAGCAATTGCACAACAAACTGTTTTTAAGTAAAATGATTGGGAATCCGGCTAGGGTAGCTCCTGAAAAGACGATTAGTCCCCGTCCTGCCGTAAATTCCCTTGGCGACTAAACCTATGACTTAAGGTTGTATATGCAATTAATTCCCAAAAACTGGGTTTCTTTCCAGCACTATAAGCATCGCTCTCCCCCTTGGATCAAGTTTCATCGTTCAATACTGAATGACAGGAACTACAGTAGCTTGCCACTTGCTAGCAAGGCGCTAGCACCATTGATGTGGTTGCTAGCATCAGAGTCCAAAGATGGAACTTTTGATGGCTCACTGGATGAGCTTGTGTTCAGACTCCACATTACCCCAAAAGATTATCAAGATGGTGTTAAGCCATTGATTGATAAGGGATTCTTTATTGTTGCTAGCGGAGTGCTAGCAGATTGCAAGCAACTTGCTATCCCAGAGAGAGAGACAGAGAAAGAGATAGAGACAGAGAAGAGACAGAGAGCAACTAGCGTTGCACCGCCTGACGGCGTTTCACAATCTGTTTGGCAGGAATTCGTCAATCATCGAAAGTCAAAGAAAGCCCAGGTCACCCAGTTGGTGATTGATGGAATCCAAAAGGAAGCTGACAAGGCTGGGTTTAGCCTTGAAGATGCCTTGAAGGAAGTAGTTGTAAGAAATTGGCAAGGTTTCAAAGCTGAGTGGGTTTTACCAAAGCCCACCTTTGGCGACATGGCGAGGGTATCTGTTGCACCCGTTCAAGGCCGTGATCCTGCGTTACTCAAGCTGGATGAAGACAAAAAGCACACAGGCCCACCACCGCCAGAAATCATGGCACAAATCAGAAATGCGTTGAAAGGAAAAGTAACATGACAGAAGAGCAATTCGAGCAAGCAATGAACACATATCAGCTTGATATGGAATATACCGACTACATCATGGAGAGGGCGAATGTAGGAAATGGTGAGATTCTCATTCGCTTGATGGAGAGAGGTGATTTTTATGAAGGATTCAAAGAAAAGATGGTGACAGAATACGAGTCACGGCGTGAATGGGTTGGATTAACAGAAAAAGAGCACACTGAAATTGCTATTGAATGCGGTTGTTTGAGTGCTGATTGGGTTTTCTATGGCGCAACAGTTGAGCGAAAACTAAAAGAAAAAAACAACTTATGAAGGTTTTACCTATAAAGCCTTTTGAAGCTGAACCTTGGATTCTGAAAAAACATTATGCCAAGCGGATGCCTCAAATAATCCATGCTTTTGGTTTGTATGACACAAGGCTAGTTGGCATCGTGACTTATGGGTTGCCAGCTAGTCCTTTCCTGTGCATGGGTGTTTGTGGGCCAGAAAACAAAGACATTGTTTTGGAGTTGAACCGCCTTTGCATTGAAGATGGGCTGAAAAATGCCGCATCTATGCTTGTCGGTAAAAGTCTGCAAATGTTGCCAAAGCCAAGCATTGTGGTTTCTTATGCCGACACTGAGATGAACCATGTTGGGTATGTCTATCAGGCAACAAACTTCATTTTCACTGGAACAACAAAAGAACGAACAGATATGGCTGGACTTGATGGTAAGCATTCAAGGCATAATTTTGGAGATTCTGAAAATAGAATAAATCGTAGTGCTAAACACAGATATATTTATTTTGTTGGAAGCAGAAAACAAAAACAGACCTTAAAAGATCAGCTGCGTTATGAAATCCACCCTTATCCAAAAGGAGAATCAGAAAAATATAACGCTGGTGATTCAGTAAAAACTCAGGAGTTATTATTCACATGACTGAACAGCAATTTGAAGCCGCCATGAGATCATTTCGACTCGAATTGGAATACAGAGACTACATCATGGATAGGGCCAGCCTTGAAAATGGTGATGGGATTTTCCGATTGATGAACAGTGGTGATTATTATGAAGGCTTTAAAGAAAAGATGACAGGAAACCAAAATGAACAAAGATGAAGCCCACCACTTGCTCAACAAACGAAAACAAGGTTTTGCCGTCCCACTCTACATTGTCAACAGAGCCTTGGTTATATCAGGAGACATTGGCATGGCTTGTTCACCTTGCCAAGCAACCTGGATGGAAGGGCCAAGCATGGCACAGGGCGAAGGAGTTAGAGAGTTGTTCTACCCATTTGTGGATAGGGATAACCCAGGACTTAATCCAACAAATGAAAGCCCACAATGACAATTTGGATCGGGTTAGACCCAGGGTCGATTAGTGGTGCAGTTGGTGCATTGGATTCAAATGGCGATTATTTGGACTCATTTATGATTGAGCATAAAGATAAGAATATATTGCCCCTCGTATTCAAAAACATGATACTTCGCTGCATTGACCCAAAAGAAGGTGCGGAGATTTGCATGGAATTGGTGCATAGTATGCCAAACCAAGGCGTTGCAAGTACTTACCAATTTGCAAGGGCAGTTGGTGTTATATCAGCAGTCGCTGAATTAACAAATTACCCTTTCCACTTGGTAACCCCTCAGAAATGGAAAAAGTATTTCCACCTGACAAGCGATAAAAACGAAAGCCTAGACCTTGCCCGATCATTTTGGCCTGAAGCAAAACTGACCCGCAAAAAAGATGGAAACAGGGCAGAGGCATTACTGATTGCACTTTATTGGAAAGACCAAATAAATGGCAAGACCGATTAAATTAGGTGCAAGAAACACAACAGTTGATTTAAGCGCAGAGCAAAGGGCAATTCTTGAAGTGCTTGGAAATGGAAACCTAAACCAGGGCGCAAGGGTAGCGATTGATTGGGCAGCGCACTTTTTTAACTGTGGCCTAGACCCTGAAATGAACCTGAATTATGTGGGCCTTGTCACTACCTTGCCAGGGCAGGATGATGATTGACCCAAAAAATGCCGCTAGAAGGGCTTTAAAGGGGCCTAGAAGGGCTTGTTTTTCTTGGGGGTACATAGGGCAAGGGTCGAAGGGCTTGCAAGGGCTTAAAAGTGGGCAAAGAAAAACCGCCCGAAGGCGGCTTAGTTAGTGGTTGATTGTTTAAACGTTTTGCGAATGGTGAACTATTCCAATGCAAGTATCTGCATGATATGGATTCGGGCAAATAGTGACAGTATGGCAAAACCAGCCACCCATGCGATTGGTGTCATAATAATATTCGTCACGCAGCCAATTATATACATCGTCATAATTTAAATCATCATCGAATCGAGTGATTTTAAAATATTGATCTACATAATCCCCATTGTTAATTTCACCAATTAATTCAAGTTTATATTCTAATTCCATTGATACTGTTTTCATTTCAAAGCCTTTCATTTTTTTCGGGTTAATATTCTGAGAATAAGTGCAAGGGTGGCATAAATCATCAGAACTGCCTATAAACTGCGGCCTCATCGGTTTCACCGATTAATGAGCCATTGTCTGCCAGAAAATCCAAAACTGCCGTCTTGATTGAATCTTTGCTTTCGCACTCTGAAAGGTCGATGGAATAATCTTCAGCAATAGAGGCAAAGTCATTTTCTGCAAAATCGCAGCAAATCCCAATTACATCCATTTCAATTTCTTCACCAGTGTCTTGTTCATAGTCTTCAAGATATTTAAATAAAACACCCAGGCCATCATAAGAGAATTGGCCTCCCCTCCCGCAGCGTTTAAACGCATCTCTAAAATCAGAAACTGAAACAGTGGTTTTCATATCAAAGCCTTTTAAAGTTGAAGAACCCCTGGAAAGCCCAGGCCAAAGGGGACATAATCCCCTTGAGCCTTGGTTTTAAGTTGTCCACATGATGAAAGCCAGGGCAAGAAATGCCAGGGCAGAGCCAATAACTACAATTTTGTCTTGATAATCCATGATGTTTAAACGCCTTTTAAATGTATAGGTTAGTTGATTTTGCTGTTAGTTCATTAAACAGGTCGGAAAACCTGCCCATGAGCGAAGCGTCGTGTTCAAATACTTTGTTCCAAAAGTGGTCTCGCTCGCGCATGAGCCAACGATGGTACAGGTCATGCCCATCTGACTCGAACAGGTCGAGAGCAAAATCAGCCAATGCTCTGGCCTCGTCTTCTGGCCAATTAAGTTCGGCGCTTTGGTTTAGTGTCATCATGTTTAAACGCTCCCACGCAGTGAGGCGGGAAACGAGGCAATAACACCTTGGTCGATATGGTGGAGTTGAATTAGGTTGTGCTTATTGAATGACCTCATGCGCTCAGGCAAGGCCAGGTAACGCTCAAAGTCACGCATGACCTTACCAAGGGTCTTGGCACTAAAAATAACCCTCTGGTGGGTGCCCTCAGTGGCTGAGTTGTGCCAGCAAATAATTGAATAAGTGTTCATATCAACGCCTCTCAAGATGTTTAAACGATGCGACAGTGCATCTGACAAGCCCCAGGTCGGAGCTTGTGGGCTGAACTGTCAGTGGTAAACGCTGTGGCGCTTGAACTGCCAACGCTCCAGCAGTGGCTCGCCTGAGTCGCCCTCACTCAAGCACATCTGAGCGCAGGTCTTGCGAACAATGGCGAACCGCACACCATCGAGCACATCAACCTCGTGGGTCAGGCCGTGGGCCAACGCCCAGGGATTCGATGTGGCCCGATAGGTGAACCAACGCCCACGCTCACGCTCTTGGAACTCGCCCAGGTTGTCAGTATTGGAGTTAAGCATCTTGGCTCTCCCCAGCTTGCGTCATGCGCTTGGATTGCACCCAGTGCCAGCCACGCATGAAAACCTCAGGGAAGGCATCCACGAGCTTTTGGCTGTTGCCCTTGTCAGCCACGATGTAAGCCTCTCCAATGGCCTCAGCAAATGAGCCATGTTGACCAGTGCGGAGTTCACAAGCCGACAAGTAGAACTCGCAAGAGGTCAGAGAATTATTTGTCTTTTTGCTATCCTTTTGTTTTGCAGGATAGTTATCATAAGCATCATGGATTAAGTTTGTCATTTTGAAAGCCTTTCAGAAATAAGCCCCGAAGGGCTGAGAGTGTTTAAACAGTTTCGGGAATTTTGCCCAGCAGTTTGCCCAGGTCGGTGTGCACCTGTTGCTTGGTGCCTGTCATGCCCATGGATTTGAGAATCTTGTAACAGGATGTGCCACGGCTCATCTTCATGCCTTTGAGTTCGAGGCCCAGGCCACGCCACAAGGTCAGCAAGCGAAAATGCTCAATTTGGTCATGGTCGGTCAATATGCTCATGGTTTCACGCCTTTCAAAGTTATAAGGTTTGGCAATATGCCCGTCAACCCTGACCCGCAGGGCTGACAGTCAGACTGTTTAAACGCTTTGCATCTCGCCGTGGTCAGGGCAGTGAGGTGCGCCCATCTCGGCGAGCCACTTGCCCGATGTGTAGGCGATATATCCACAGTCATTGCACATGCACTTGAGCATGCGTGTGCTTTGCTTTTTGATAGCATTCGCGGGCACGAGATCAGCATGAGGGTAAGCGCCCAGGCGAGCCAGCACGGGTTCAGCCCAGGCCAGGAACTCAGGGCCAGCCGTGGTCGCTGTCAGTTTGCCCTCTAAGCCAATGGCCCGAGCCGTGCGCCCGAACTTTGAGCCGTGGCCGTCACCAGGGTGGAT